TAGTTGTTTAGCTACAACTCCTGTTGTTCCACTTCCCATAAAACAATCTAATATTGTAATTTTATCGTTTCTTGCAACCCTAGTAATAATCCATTCAGCCCATTCAATTGGTTTTGGACATGGATGACCAAATGTATTTAATTTAGGGGATGGTTTTGACTGAAAGTAATCGTGCATATATTGATTGTTTAATCTTCTACCATAAACTAAATGAGGTTCCCAATCATTAAATCCAATATAAGAAGCATGACCAGTAGAACCCTTATACCAACACATCAACCAATTTGGTGGATAATTTTTATATATCCATTCCAATCTTTTAATTTGGCATGAAGGTAAAATTGCCATTTTTGATATACGGATAATTTCAGGTAAAACTTTATTCATTAAATCATACCAATTATTTTCACTATCTTCATATTGGTCATATTTTAAATTAATGCCATAAGGTGGGTCTGTCAATACTAAATCTATACTTTTATCAGGTATAGTTTTCATTAATTCAAGGCAATCACCATGTAATAAATTAATCATTTTACTTCCAAATGTCCGTTAGTAAATAGCCAACCTATAGTTTTACGGTGAGCTTCTTCCCATGCAGCTATTCTATCATGTTTATCTAAACTTTTGTCATTATCTATCATGTGATGACATTGATGGCATAAGAACGCTATACGGTAATCATGTGCCTTTATAGATGTGCCTTTACCATCTCTAAGTTGATTGCTATGTGCAGATACTACAGTTCCGTCTTGTATAGAACACATCATACATGGTGCGCCATCTGCTAGTTTAAGTAGTTTAGGGTTTCTATAATTCACTAATAATCCCAACCCCAACCCATAGTCTGACCCCATACCTCTATCTGTTGTTGGTATTCTGTCATCTCACTTGTGGTTAGTTTAGTTGTTGACTTTATAAGTTCTACTGGCATACCTGCAATTTCTGTTTGGTAGCGTAAGAATTTATATCCCATAAGTTCGTGTATCTTATCTTTCTCAATCCCTAAATGTTGACCTATGCTTGAATACAGTTCCCAAAGTCTTTCGTTTTGTTCTAGGCTACGGTTTAGTTTAGCGTCTGTTACTGTTACTCTCCAGCGCTTAGTAAAGTCAAGAGTTTTTAGTTTTTCTACTAGCATTGGTAGGTTGTCTTTTGTTAAACTCCATTTCAACATAATCGTATCCTTTACTTTTAAATATTTTACCATCAATTGTGGTTGCTTTGTAAACCATATCTTTATCCCATTTAGCTACAGCTTTAATAAACTTATTAGCACTATTTTCATCTGCCATTAGGACTCTCCTTGTATGTTAATCCTTTTTGATTAAACCAAAAATTAAAGCTACCTTCCCATTGTGCATTACGTTGTTTCTGTATAAATACCTTACAATCAGGAATAATCTTTAGTTCTTCTTCTGGTGTCTTTCCTTCTTCTACTAACTTTTCTTTAGAACGATTACGCCATACACAAATAATATTATCAGTCAAGTTTCTTATGTGCGAACTTCCCATAATGTTTGTAGCATCTGGTATCTCTGTTTCATCTTTCATCTTGCGAGTATGTGCTACTAAAAATACATGGATGTTAAGGTCACGACATATTACAGCTAATCTATCACAGAATAACTTTTGCTTTTCTAAAGACTCTTCAGAAATATCTGCCATCTTCATAAGACTGTCAATAACAAATACATCACAACCTAAAACGTGTTTACCATAGTAAAGCGTAGCAAACATATCTTCTGAAGTTGTAGTGCCTAATTGGTCGTAAATATACAGCTTATCTTTTGCTCTATCACAAAACTTACGTATGTAATCATCTGTTGGTTCTGGTGAACCTAAGGCTTGGGTACATAGCCTTGCCAAAGATAATACTGGGCGCATTTCTAGGCTTGCCAAAAGACATTTAGTTCCTTGCCTCATCATAGACAATATTACTTGTGACAACCAGAGACTTTTCCCATGCCCGCTGACTCCGGTAAGAACTGTTAGCTCCGCTTGCCTAACACGGAATTTATCTTCCGTCTTAACCCAGCCCAACGATTTACCACTATGAATTTCCTCACCGAAATATCGCACCAAATCATCAGTAAATATATCCGTGCTTTTAACCTTAAACTCTGCATGACTGTACTCCTGTTGGTAGTAATCAGTAATGACAGACTGATTGACTGTTAGTTTTTCTAATGCCTCTCCTATGTTCATTCGGAGTCCTCTAGTTTAATTTTGCCTATACATTTTGGAGGAACTTTTGGGTCCCACGTATCAATAACAACACCATTTTTATCTTGTGTTAATACTATTTTGCCAAATACATTCCATACATATAAATATTGTGGCTCTTTAGGTTGTGGTTTAATGCGATATTCTCTTTCCACAGAATTCCAAGATGGAAATATAACATCTTCCCATAGAGAAGAGTTAATCCATTTCTGTTCAATTCTTTCACCATCAGCCCATGCTTTTATTTCTTTATGCCATTTATGTTGTTTCATATGCCACCTTCCCAAACTTTACGGATATGTGTGACATTTCCATCATCCCATCTTTCTTGGTTAAGTAATGTCATTGGTGCTGGCACAAATCCTTCTTTCCATTGTTTAGTTTGTTTCATTGATTTGACATATCCTATAATTCTATCTGCTATCAAGTCAAGGTCTTTTGCTTTCCATTTTTCTAAACAACCTTTTTTATTTGTTTTTCTAACAGGTGGATATTCATTCCAGAAATCATCAAAACGCACAATGGTTTTTATTATCTTATCTTCTCTTATCTTATCTGCTATAGCATTTGTATAGACTTTGTCTAGACTTTCCCCTGTAACGAGCCAAGTATCTAGTTCTTTTAACATTTTTTCTACAAAATCTATAGGCTTTCTTAACCTAAAAGCAATCTCTGAAACTTGTGGTAAATTGCCTTGTGATTCACTAGCTAAACACCATAGTTTAAATAATGTGACTTGTTTGACATCATCCATCATCATAAAATCAGCGTCATTAAGTAAATCACGACCATAGCATTTAAACCATTTCATATCTGATTTATGCTTATAGTGGTTATATTTATCCCAGTTTTTAATTCTCATATACTCTCCTTAAAATAAACATTCTTCATATAATTCTGACATTGGCACGACTTTTGCTTTAGGCGTTCTAGGCAGAATATGGAGTTTGCAATTAGACCTATTCTCAAGAAACCATAACGCAGAAGCCTTGTTACTAAAGGCTCTTAGAGGTTTTCCGTCAAATTCATCTAATATAATATAACGCAATATGTCCATGGAGCAAAACATTACCACAATGTATTTCTAATTGCAAACTATTTTATTTATAGATTTTTACTAGAAAGTTCTTGACAAGTTATTTTAGGTGTTTAATATAACTATTGTAATTTTAACCAGGAGAGAGAAATGAAAATTAAAACAATGATTATTACTGCAATAGCTTTTTGGTGTTATGTAGCCTTATGCCTATATGTAATGGGTAAGTTAGCAGGAGCAATATAATGGAAAGACACTTAGACCTAGACGCATATTTAGATGATATGGAAAGACTTGAACAACAAGAACAGTTGGCTGAACATTTACTTGAACAACAGGAAAAGCATGATGAATAAATACTTATGGCTATTTCTTTTTGTATTTTGGGGGTATATAATATGGCGAATGGTTTAAAGCGTATAGCTGAAATATTACCAGAGGTATGGAAAGACTTAGAAGAACTTAATAAAAGATTTGATGAAAGGGAGAGATTAAATGGAAGAATTAATGTTTTACCAACAAGTGATGCAACAACTACACGAGATGGAGACAAAACAACAGGAGACAACAAATGAGTAAGTATTTAGAACTACGTAAGATTGATGTATCAGAACATTTAGAAAAGAAAGGCAAATTTAATTATATTTCATGGTCATGGGCGGTTGACACTTTATTGCAACAAGACCCAACTGCTACATGGGAATATAAAGAACCTGTGCAATTTGGTGAAACACTTATGGTATTTTGTTCTGTTACAGCATTTGGTAAAACTATGACAGCTCAATTACCTGTGCTTGACTTTTCTAATAAAGCTATGAAGAATCCAGATGCTATGGCTGTCAATACAGCTATGCAACGTTGTTTAGCTAAAGCTATTGCATTACATGGTATTGGTTTATATATCTATAGCGGTGAAGATTTACCAGATGTAAACCCATTAGAAACACTTAAATCTACTTATACTGATAAAGGCATTGAAGCTGCTAGAGTTGTATATGCAAAGATGTCAAGAGAAGATAAAGAACAATGTGCAGAGTTCGTAGAAACTCTTAAGGCTGCATAATGGAACAGCGCACACAAGAATGGTTTGATGCACGACTTGGCAAAGTAACAGCTAGTCGTGTAGCAGACGTGATAGCAAAGACTAAAACAGGAGTATCTACATCTCGTCAAAACTATCTTACACAACTTGTAACTGAAAGGCTTACAGGAAAGAAAGCTGATACTTATGTTAATCAAGCTATGCAAGATGGGATTGACAGAGAAGAAACTGCTAGAACTTTGTATGAACTTAAATATGGTGAAGTAAAAGAAGTAGGTTTTATAGACCACCCAACTATTGCTATGAGTGGTGCAAGTCCAGATGGAATGATTGCTGACGGTGAAGGCATATTAGAAATTAAATGCCCTATAGAAACTACACATACTACTACCCTAATGACAGATAAAGTACCTAGTAAATACGTACCTCAGATACAATGGCAAATGGCTGTGACAGGTGCTAGATTTGCACATTTTATAAGTTATAACCCAAATTTCCCAGATAACATGGTATTATTCGTCAAACAACTTGACAGGGATGATGAATACATTAAAATGTTAGTTGATGAAATACTCACATTTCTAAAAGAAGTGGATAACACAATAATTA